TTCTGTTTAAGAAGATTTGTAACATATAGAGTGCATTAAACGTGTTAATGTATTCTATATAATACATCGGAGGCGGCAGACCGTCAACCCCCTACTTCAGCATTCGCAATATCCGCGGAAGGCAGTTGATCCCAAACAGTCGAAATCACTTACCCGTGTGTTGTATCTTTTTCACAGAGCACACATCTTTTATGCCTGTAGTTAGCATTATCCTTGTAACACACCAGTATCTGAATATGGTCTCTCACATATCCTCAAGGTGAGTCGAGCATCCTCGACCAAACAGCGTTACTATGTCTTTGCCTTAATATCTTGTTCCAATAAAGCCTTGCGTAATTTGTCTGAACCGCCTACTCTACAATTAATAATTCCGTTATAATAGTCATCTCGTTCTAATACACGGCGGTCAAATTGCTCTCTAGCCTCAATGTAACTCATTTCTGCTCTGCTTTTACACAGATAAAGTATTTCTCTTGTGAAGTTTTTTGGACCTAGTGCTTCGACATCTGCTTGTAAACGATCAGAAGAACCCCAATAGTCCTGCCAGTCGCTTTCTTTAGTGCCTCTGCGTTTGTTCTTTTTGCCTTTAAGGGGTGGCTTAGTGGTTTTAAATTTGGCTAATTTCTTGCCTATATACTTTTGCCCAGTGGTTGTATTTGTGATTAGATAAACAAAGCCTTCATATTCTTCAGGTATTGTGTTTATCTCTTGTCCTTGATAAGTCCAGTTCATACTGGTACTTACCTAGTCTGTATCTTTAGCCTCTTGTTTTTGGTTTTTGCGTTCTTGATAGTCGTTGATAATTTCATCCATACGTAATTTAGCCAACGTTCTAATCAAGCGGAGTTGTTTTCGAGTAGCCTGCATGGTTTCATGGCCTCTGAAGCGTTCATACTTTTCGTTATTTTTAAAGTATTCTATGTAAGCCTTTGTTAATTTGTCGTGTGTGTCGTCGTTTATGCTCATTCTATAATATCAATATCGTTTGCATAACTTGTAAAGCCGTTTTCTTTTACAACTTTTAATACGTTATTAACACGACCTACAAGTTCGTCTTTGTGTGAAATTAAGTAAATGTTCTTTTTACGTTCACGACCCATTTTCTTAAGAATAGCAAGACTACTTTCAACACCTGCTGTGTCCATACCGCTATCAATAAGTTCGTCAATAAACATTAAGTTGATATTTTGATATAAACTTTCCCAAACATCACGGAACGCAAAACTTAAACCTAAAATTAATCTGTTACGTTCACCTCTTGACAAATTATCAAAGTCTAAGTCTTGTCCTAATTGTGTAATTTCTACATTCAAGTCGTTTTGGAATACAACTTGATGTGGTAATCCTATACGATCTAAATAATATGTAAGTCTATTGTTTAGATATGCAAGATTTTGTTCAATAATTTTCTTACGAATAAAACTATCTTTGTTTGTAAGTAACTTATACAAGAAATTTTGATGTTCTAGTAAAGAATTTAATTCGTTAACAGTTTCCCAATGTACTTCTTGAATAGCAGTGTTTTCTAATTCTGTTATTTGGTCAACATAAGGGTCGCTTTCTGTTTCTTTTGATTTTAGTGCTTGTTTTAAATTTTCAACATTGCTTCTATGATCGTATGCTTCTTTAGCAGTTTCATAAAATGTAAGAGGTTTAGAAGTTAGATCTCCTAGTTCTTCAAGTTTAGTTTGCACTTTTTCAAACTTTTCATTAATCTCCATTAAGTATGTCATTGTTTCGCCATACTCTTCTTGAAGTTTAAGTTCAATTTCTAGTTTCTTTTCTTCGTGTAAGTCTTGACCACAACTATGGCACTTTGCATCAACAAGATTTTCTAAATCTTTTGTATATTTTGCAACTTGTTTGTCAGTTTGACTTAATGCACTTTCTAGTGTAGCACGTTCTTTTTCCAAGTTGCGTTTATGCTTGTCGTTTTCTGCCCATTTAGAAAGTAACTCGTGTGCTTCAAGTTCTTGATCAATATCTAAATGTTCTAGTTCGTCAATTCCGTTTTGCAAACGTTCGCAATCTTTTGCATTTTGTTGACGCCAAGCACTTGATTTTACTTTTAAACTTTCAATAGTTTCTTTAATACGCTCGTTACTTGATTGAACAGCATTAATTCGAGCAGTTTCTTCAGTAATACCGTCGCGAACTTCTTTTTGCTTAACTTTTAACTGTTCTGCTTTTTCAGAAAGTATAGTAATACCAAGTAACTGCTCGATAATAGCACGTTGATCGTTTGGTTTTAAACTTAAAAATGGTTCTGTATAAGTGTTTAATGCAACTAAATGCTTAAACATATCGTGACTCATTTGTAACAAATGATCAATTTCTTTTTGTGTTTCTCTTGAATCACCCTGTGACTCGTCTGTTACTTCTTGTTCAGCATCATCAACAAAAAACTTTAGTACATTTGGACTACGTCCACGTTCAATTCTATATTTTGTACCATTTTTTTCAAACTCAAGAGTAACTAACATACCCTTGCCGTTTGTTTTGTTAATAAGGTTGTTGCGTTTAATGTTTGTTAATGCTTGTCCGTACAGTGCATAAGAAAGGGCATTAATGATAGTGGTCTTACCAGTTCCGTTTCGGGAGCCACTATCATCGCCTCCTTGGTCTAAGTTTTCACCTAGTACCAATGTTAATTGTCGATTACTAAAATCTACTGCTTGGGTTTGATTACCCACGCTCATAAAGTTCTTAACTGTTAGATCTTTAATTAGAATCATATGATAACTCGTCGTAAATGTTTAATAATGTTTGTTTGTTGTAACTATCGCTTTCGATAGCATTAATTTCTTGTGCTACAATTTGATCAATACTTTCAAATTTTGTAATATCAATATCAGTATTAATCTCATCATCTTGCGTACTTGGAATTAGTGTAATTTCTCTACAGTCATAATTCCTCATAAATTCTTCTTTGATAAAACTTGCTTCTTCGTATGAAATTGGAATGTCAAGTGTTACTCTAAGATACATTTTCTTTTTAATAAGTGTATCTTTTTTATCAATAAGTTCGCTTAGTTTAACTGTGCGATACTTGGGGCAATTATCCCAATCAAGATATTGTGGTTCACCGCCGTGTTCTAGAATCATCATACCTCGTTTGTCGTCCCAAGCATCGGCATAGTTATGTGGGAAAGCATTACCAATATATGTAATGTTGCCTAGTGTTTGTCTTTTGTGAAAGTGTCCACTAAACACATATTCCTGATGTTTAAAATGATCTGCTTGTAGTTCGCCTGTGTCTGGCATTTGCACCATTGCATTCATATAAAAGTGCGGAAGTTCAAAGTGACCAAACATATATTTGCTTTTAATTTTAGGAATTTGTTTCCATTCTTCGCCTACTAACCAAGGAACAAGTGTTGTGTCGCCTAGTGTAGTCATTTTATTGATAACTGTTATACCTTCTATATGATTAGCAAACTCTACAGAATGGATATCACGTTTGTCTTTGTAGTACAAATCGTGGTTACCTGGAAAATAAAAGAATTGTTCAAATGCCTTTCCTAGTTTTTCTAACGAACGGATTGAATGATCCATTGTAATAATGTTAAGTGAATTTCGATTGTGATGCCAGTCACCCATAAAGATGCCTGTTTCACAACCATTTGCTTTGGCTTGTTCAATATACCAATCAACAAACTCTTCACAATCTTCGTTGTGAACTTTAGAGTTAGATTTTAAGCCAAAATGGATATCAGTAAATACGGCGGCTTTTTTAAACAATTTTTATACCTCTAGTTTTATAGTACACTAAAAAAGTGTAAATGTCAATCATCGTTTGTGTTAGAATCATCGTCATCTTCATCAACAGATTCCGGCGGATCCTCACTACGGTAAACGATTTTTGCACCATTACCTTCTTCAGCCATTTTCTTTCTTTGGTCTTCTATTTGCCTTTCCCATTCGCCTTCCATTTGCCTTGTATAACTTGGAGTCATATCATTCATTTCTAAGATATCATCACGTATGTTTTGATTACGTTTTTCAATATTAATAACTCTTACAAAAGAATTGGTAACAGCCGCGGTATAGTACGCAAAAGGATTCTGCGATTTACTTTCATCAAACTGTAACCCGATTTGTGCAAGTTGTAGAATTGCCTGTCCACGCATTTCGTCATTGTAGGTGTAACCACGAACGTTACCTCTAGTTGCATAACGATCGCACAGTTTCATCCACATACGTGCTAATTTTTCTGTTGCTGTTCCGGTTTTTCCATCAAAATATCCGTTTT